CTCACCCTCGCTCGCCAATGGGACAAACCGATCATCTTCATGAGGCCGTTCGGTCAAGGCTATCGCCAGACCACCGAGCCGCCTCCTCTCAAAAAAAGTTCAACGAGGACGTCGCAGCTGTTGACTCAGGGCGGTGGCGGGCTTACCATCACCCCAATCCCATCCCCCGTCCGAAAGGTCTAGCCCGCATGTCCTCCCGCCGAATAGCCTACGTTCAGTGGAAGGTAACGCTAGACCCCACTCTAGCCGCTCGCGTCGAATCCGCAAACTGGGACCCCGTTTCTCGCAAGCCCCGCTACGGCTCGCGGAAACAGCTTCTCGAGTCTCTTCTCCGCGAATGGCTCGAACGTCAAGAAGGAGCATCACCCAATGTTAACACCCTCTGAGCTTCACGCCCGCGCTTCAGCTCGAGTTGAAAACCTTAAGTTGCTCGGCCTAGCCACTCTTTCCCCCAAAGACCATATCCGCCTTCTAGTCGACGAGCGGCTCCTCACCGCTTCTCTCACCGTCCACGTCGATGGCCACGACCGTCTTTCCATCGACCTGAACGCCGCGCAGATGGCCATTCTCGCCTGTGACCTACTCAGCAAGTCGAGACATCTCACCAAGCTCGCCTACCGAGGACCAAAAAATGCCTGAGATTCAGACCCTTTTTCCAGACCTGGACTCGCTAGACACCGCTTCCGCCTACACCCGCTACAAGCAGCTGGAAGCGACTTTGGCCCGTCTGCCGAATGGCCTTCCTGATCCTTCTTCGGTCACCGACGACGCCACTCTCACCGAGATGTGCGCTCTGCTCGGCCTTCTCCGCCGCCGCACCGCCGGCCCACCCCGCACTTCCGGCACCAAACGCGGCCCCGCGACGCAACCCTCTCTGGAGGATCTTTAGACATGCCTCTAAAGCTTCCCTTCTTCGTCTTCATAAACGCGCCCGCAGGCGCCGGGAAGACCACCCTCCAACGTCTAATCTGCGACCAAGACACTTCCGCCGTCGCAATCTCCTTCGCCGAACCTTTAAGAATGGCTCTCCTCGGCACCTTTTATCCTGAGCAGATTTTCCTCGGCTTGGATCTCCGGCTAGAAGCCGAGAAGCAGAAGCCGCTCGAGGGTTCGAACATCTCCCGCCGTCAGTGGATGATCGACTACAACGCCTTCCTCGAATCGAAGTTTGGTCCAAATGTGCTCGGTGACTTGGCGCGTCGCACCATCGAACGCGCCCGCTGCTGCCTGGAGAGTCGACGCTACATCTTCGACGACGCCCGCCGAGTCGGCAACGTGAAGCCTTTTGGTCTCGCCTACGGCCCTCAAAACTGTTTGCTTATTTCCATCGAGCGTTCTGGCTGCTCGTGGGCCGGCGACAACGGCTCTTGGCTAAAAGGCAATTATATTCGCGAGGTTCGTGTTACGAACAGAGACGGCGAAGCCGCTAAAATGCTCGATCAACTCGCCGCAAACCTCGGCACGTATGGTCCGCCGCCCGCCGGTGCCGACTTTCAGGCGCTTCCGTTATGATCCCCACTCGCCACGACGTTAACATCATCTGCGCAAAATGCGGCCGCCCGGTCGAACGCCGCGAGCTAACCGACGATCCAGCTTCCGACACCTACACCTACATCGTCCATTGCCACAACGAAACCGACTCTGGTCCGCACCTTGTCGTGAAGAATGTCAGCTCAGCTTCCGGCCAGAACGCCACCTGGACCCTCACCGCCTTCCCAACGAAAGCCCCAAAATGACAAAAGCTCAAGCTGCCAACTCGAAGGTTCCCGCTTTCATCTTTCTAACCAACGTCGAACCCGCCGCTTATGGCCGAGTCTGCATCCGTACAGAGCACATCTCTGCCATCAACTCTGGCACATTCGGCCCTCGGCCCGACGTTGGCATCCCCTGCACCATCTTGCACCTTACAGGCGGGCAAAACATCGCCGTCTCCGACACTCTCGTTTCCGTTCTTTCCATCCTTAAGCTTTCAACCTAGGAGCACCCTATGCCGACCTTTAAGCTGACTCTCCAACGCGAGCTGACTCTTTCCATCAGCTGCGAAGACAGCGATCTAGCCGACTATCTCGAAGACGCCGACAACGACATCCACGACGCCTTCATCGCTTTTCTTGAAGATAACGAGACCCTCCTCTCCGACGCCATCGACGCCGACCTTTCCAGTCATGATTTCAGCATTGAAATCGAAGCAGAGAAGAAGCAAAAATGACCGAAGCCCTTCCCGCTCATGTGCGCCGCATTTGTGACGCGTCTCTTTCCATGCTCACCGCCCTACTCCCCATCCCCGACCTCACCGTCGACGAATCCGTTCTAGCCGTCGGCTGCGTCTTGAGTCATATTCTCAAAACCCACTATCCTACTAGCATCGAACGCTTGCAGCAAGTTGACACTTTCTGCAAGATGCTCCGCGAAGACACAGCGGTGAAGCTATGAGCGACGTAGCAACAGCCTCTCGCCAGCTCCCCACCCACATCGACTCCACGATGCTTTCCGCCTGGAATCAATGTGGGAAGAAGTTCGAATACGAATACGTTTATGGCCTCCGCCCATCAGCTCTCAGCGTCGATCTTCATGCCGGAGCCACCTTCGCCGGAACCATCGAAACCTTTTATAAGCTCTTCTGGTCCGGCCTCGACGTGCAGACAGCTCTCCTCCGTAGCCATTTAACCTTTCAGGCTCTCTGGGGCGACTTTGAGCTAAATAAAGATTCACCAAAGACAAAAGAAAATATGTGGATAGCCGTAGAAGACTTCGTCCGCGCCTATCCTCCCGCTTCCGACCCTATTCAGCCCTTCTTCAGCTCGGGCGTTCCCACCTTCGAATTCAGCTTCGCCATTCCTCTTGATTTCCCCGGCTTCCCCTCTCACCCCTCCGGCGGCCCTTTCGTCTATTGCGGCCGACCGGACCTTCTCGGAATGCTAAGCAACCGCATCGTTGTTCTCGACAACAAAACTAGTGGCCGCCTCGCCTCCGATTGGGCAAAGCAATGGGATCTTCGCTCTCAGTTTCTCGGCTATTGCTGGGCCGTTTCGCTCACCCTCGCACCTTGCCACACCGTCGTCATTCGCGGGACGATTATCAGAAAACGCGACATCGAACAAGTCACCGCAACAAAGCTGTTCGCCCAATGGGAAATCGACCGCTGGTTCGAGCAGCTTCGGAGGAACCTCCATCGTCTCGTCCGTCAGTGGAACGATGGCTACTTCGATTTTAATCTCGGCGAAAGCTGCACCTCTTATGGAGGATGTGCCTTTCACGATCTCTGCAAGTCGCCCACTCCTCAAGTCTGGTTCGACACCTTCCGCCGCGAGCGCTGGAATCCTCTCCTTCGTAATCCGATCAACGCGAGGCAGATCATTCCAGGCGAAGCACCACCCGCACCTCTTTCAGGAAAAGCAGCATGACCACCGCCGTCAAAACGCCCTCGACTCTTCTCATGGGTCCGCCCGGGAGCGGAAAGACCTCCGCTCTGGTGACCTTCGCTAAAGCTGGCATAGAGACGTTCGTCCTCTGCACCGAAGGCAACGGGCCAAATTCGCTTATCGACGCCGCTGAACGTCTGAACGTCTCCATGGACTTGCTTCACTGGCATGTGGTCAAACCGGCTCCCACCGGCTTCTCTACGCTAAAAGAGATGACCTCACGTATCCGCGCCATGAACTTCGAAGACCTCTCGAACTTAAAAAGCGGCATCGAAAAAGTCAAAATGACCCAAATTGACGAGCTGCTTGATTCGATTGCGGATTTTCCTTGCGATCGAACCGGAAAACGCTATGGCGACGCAACCGACTGGGGGGACGGGCGATGTTTCGCCCTCGATTCGCTTTCCGGCCTGAATACGCTGGCCTGGCAGAACACCGTCGGCTACAAGCCCACCGCCCATAAAGGCGAATGGGGCATCGCCATGAACCTCGAAGCGGAGATCGTTCGCAAACTCGCCACAGATTGCAGCAGTTATTTCGTTCTCACGGCCCACATCGAACGAGAACCAGACCAAATAACCGGCGGCACGAAGATCTACCCTGGCGCTCTCGGTGCCAAGCTCGGCCCGAAGCTCGGCAAAGACTTCAACGACGTGGTTCGCGCAAGCAACACTGCTACGAAAGGCTTCGTCTGGTCCACCACCGACGATCAGTCTGAGCTGAAGCACAGCAGTCTTCCTCGCGGCGTCGAGCTTAAGCCCGATTTCGCTCCACTCATCGCCGTCCACAAGGCTCGGAAGACGGCGGCGAGTTCCTCAAGCTTCCGAGCCGCATCTTGAAAGGTCTAGCATGTCTCCCTTTGATCCTCAGCAGTTCTTGAACACTCCCGCTGGCCCGATGGCAACGCAAGTTTCGCCCTCGCCCGAAGGTAACTTCGTCATGCACATCAACATCGACCAGCCGATGGAAGGTTGGTTCCGCGAAGTGAAGTGGACCGATAAAGACGGGAACGCTCGCAGCGCACCAAGCTGTGAAATTCCCATCATCATCACCGACGATTCTGCCCGCCAAATCGCCGGCCGCGACAAGCTCTTCTCTCGCTATCGCTTCTTTCTCGACCTCGACAAGAATGGCAACCTCGACACTGGTCCCGACCGCAACGTCAAACTCGGCCAGCTTCGGGCGGCCCTCGGCCAGAATAACGACCCCTCGTGGACTCTGGCCCGACTCTTCACCGACAAGCCCTTCATGGGTGTGAACACCCAGACCCAAGATCGAAAAGATCCTTCGAAGAAATACGCCGAGGTGACCCGTGTTACAAAGCTCGGCTAGTCGGCCCGTTTCTCCCCCCAATTTAGGTAGCGGCACAATCCTCCGCCGCCTAGAATGCATCGCGGAAGCACTTGCTGGCTTAAATCAGAAGTTGGAAGCGCACCGCGACCAGATCGATCGGCAACCTAGAGAGGTCAGCAAACCTCAACAGCCTGCTTCTGAACTCTCCACCATGCAGGCTCTGCTTCAAGTTGTGGAAGAGCAGATTACTCGGGCCCACGACCATATGATCAGCATTCTAGAGCAGTTCTAGTTCGCTCTCTCGGGGAGGACAATCGCCTCTGCCAGTTCCTCCCTAACTTGGCCAGAGGGCTCTTGCTGTCCCAAGAATCCTCTGGCTCTTTTTGGAGAATAAAATGAGACGCCTTTCCCGCCCGCAAATCCGCTTAGAAGCTCGTCAGCGCTCCGGCGAGCTTTCTAGCTACCGCGACTTGGAGCTTAAGAACTCCATCCTCTCAAAAGGTCTGCTTCACCCGCCCGTTGTTCAGTTCGATGGAGCTAAAGGCGA